GGTAATTCGGACCCCGATTTATTTCTAGCGATAGAACTCATGTAAAGGGGAATTATTATGCGAGATATTCATAATGGCTAGTTTAGATGATTGCGCTGATCATTTAGGAATACAGCAACCACAGCTAACAAAGCTCATAAAGCACGGGATTATTGATAAACAACAACGTGGAAAATATGATGTTGATGCAGTGCGTTTGCAGTATCTGAAGCACATTCGCAATATTGCTGGAAATAATAATAATAATCTTGAACTTGGCGCAGAAAGGGCAAGATTGGCAAAGGAGCAAGCTGATGCTAAGGAAATGGAGAATGCTGTAGAGCGTGGCGATTTGGTTTACATTGAGCATATTGTGAAGCAGTTTGAAAGTCAGCTTGGTAAGTGTAAGACGAAACTATTGGCAGTTCCTACTAAGGTTGCTGCTGAAGCACATGCGGCTGCATCTGTAAAAGAGGTGCAAGAGATAATAGAAAGCGCAGTATTAGAGGCTCTGAGTGAACTGGTCGGATACGATAAAGAAGCGGCAAGCGGAGAAGTTGAAGCGGCGGCTTGAGGTTACGTTGCGGATGGTGATGGCTCCACCTCCTAAGCTTACTATTTCTGAGTGGGCTGATAATTATAGGCAGTTATCCTCTGAGAGTTCTGCTGAAGCTGGTAAGTGGTCAACACGCAGGGCTGAATATCAGCGCGGCATGATGGATGCTGTGAGTGATCCTAATGTTGAAACTGTTGTTCTTATGACTGCCGCGCAAATTGGCAAGACTGAATTGATTAATAATGTTGTTGGGTTTCACATACATCAAGACCCTGCGCCTATGCTGGTTGTCCAGCCCACTTTAGAAATGGCGCAGACTTGGAGTAAGGATAGACTTGCCCCTGCCATTAGAGATACGCCAGTTTTGTCGGCTAAGATAGCAAACCCCAGAAGCAGAGATAGCGGAAATACTACATTGCACAAGGTATTTGCGGGTGGTCACGTTACTGCTTGCGGTGCTAATAGTCCATCTTCTTTAGCATCTAGGCCATGTCGGATTATTCTGTGTGATGAGGTGGATCGTTATCCAATCAGTGCAGGGTCAGAAGGTGATCCTGTGGCATTGGCTAGAAAGCGATCAGCTACTTTCTGGAACCGTAAGATTATCATGGTAAGCACACCAACTGAAAAAGGCGCATCCAGAATAGAACGTGCATATGAGTATAGCGATCAGCGCAAGTATTTTGTGCCTTGTCCTGATTGTGATGAACATCAAGATTTAAAATGGTCAAATGTTCAATGGACAGATGGCAAAGCCTCAACAGCAGAATATTGCTGTGAGCATTGCGGTAGTTTTTGGGGCGATGCAAAGCGGTTTCAAGCAATTAGATATGGTGAATGGAGAGCCACGGCTGAAGGTGATGGAAAAACAGCGGGGTTTCATCTTTCAGCGTTATATTCTCCTTGGACGCCTCTGGAAGATATTGTCACTGATTTTCTTCAATCGAAGCGTGATCCAATGAGGTTGAAAGCTTGGGTTAATACTACTCTTGGCGAATGCTATGAAGAACAGGGCGAGCGCATAGATGAATATGATCTATTTCAGCGCAAAGAATATTATGAAGATAATGTGCCAGATGGCGTTTTAGTATTATGTGCTGGCATTGACGTGCAAGATGATCGTCTTGCTTATGAAATACTTGGTGTTGGTAAGGGTGAGGAAACTTGGTCAATTGCGTATGATGAAATATATGGCGATCCATCAAGCGCGGAGCTTTGGGTTTTGCTTGATGAGGTTTTAGGTCAAACTTTTGTGCATCCGAAACGTGGGGAGATGACAATTAGGGCAAGCTGTATTGATAGTGGGGGTCATTACACCCAGCAAGTTTATAATTACGTTAAAAAGCGCACAGGCAAACGGGTTTTTGCCATCAAGGGTATTGGTGGTGAAGGGAAGCCCATCATTGGTAAGCCTTCAAAGAATAATATAGGAAAGATAAATCTTTTTCCTGTCGGAACAGATACAGCCAAAGAGCTTATATTTGCTAGGCTAAAAATCACAGAGGAAGGTGCGGGATATTGCCACTTTCCGATAGAGCGAAGCGAGGAATATTTTAGAATGCTTACCTCTGAGAAAAAGGTTACACGTTACTTTAAGGGTCGCCCAAGAAGGGAATGGGTTAAGGTTAGGCAACGCAATGAGGCACTTGATTGCAGGGTATATGCGCTTGCTGCGCTTCAATTGATGGGACTAAACCTTGATAATCTTGCTAAACAGGCGCAAAATGTGGTACAGTCACAGCGAAACATACCAAAGCGGCGTGGCAATTTAGCGCGTCCTAACAATTTTGTTCTGGGATATAAATAATGGCTAACTTGTTTCAAGCCGCGAATGCTCCGACAGAAGTTCCAACGGAGATCGTTCTTGGTGATTTTGTTCAATGGAAAATTACAAAATATTCAACTGATTATCCAAACACCGCGCATACATTGACTTTTATAGCTAGGTCGGCAACGGGCGCTAACTTAGAGTTCACAATCACCGCTACGAATACGGGTGATGATTATTTATTTACTGCAACCAGCGTCACCACAGCAGCATACACGGCTGGTCATTATCATTACCAGATAGAAGTCTTAGAGACAGCTTCCAGCAATAGGATCGTGCTAGATCAAGGTGAAATTGATATTTTAGTTGATCTTGATGTCAATTCTGTTGATCCAAGAACGCATGAAGAAAAAATGCTGCAAAAGATTGAAGCAGTGTTAGAAAATAGAGCTGATGGTGATATATCTAGCTATTCAATTGCTGGACGATCATTGACGAAGATGACGCCCGATGAGTTGCTGACTTGGCGGGATTATTATAGACGTGCAGTTAAAGCGGAAAAGCGTAAGATTGACTTGAAGCATGGGCGCAAGACATCTTCTAGCATATTGATGAGGTTTATCTGATGGGTTTATTTGATATTTTTAAGCGCGATCAGGTAACAAATACAGTAACCCCCATAAGACGTAGAAGGCGCAGAAGTTATGCGGGGGCAAATCAAGGCAGGTTATTTGCTGATTTTGTTGGTTCTAGCTTCTCAGCAGATAGCGAATTAAAGCTAGATTTACCTATTCTGAGAAACAGAAGTAGGGAGCTTGCCAGAGATAACGAATACGCAAAGCGATTTCTTAACCTTATTCGCACCAATGTTGTGGGTGAAAAAGGTTTTACTGTTCAAGTGCGAGCCACCAATTCTGATGGTGCTTTAGATGCGGCTGGCAATGCAATCCTTGAAAATGCCTTTAAGGTATGGGGTCGCGCTGGGAATTGCGAAGTCACAGGACGCATGTCTTGGTTGGATTGCCAGAGATTTGTGGCTGAAACACTCGCAAGAGATGGTGAGGTGTTTGTCAAATATATGAGCGGCAACTTTAGAGATGGCTTTAATATCCAATTTCTTGAAGCTGACTTGATTGACCACGATAAAAACGGACGTGCAGACAATGGCAATGAAATCCGTATGGGCGTTGAGGTTGATAAATATCAGAAGCCTATTGCTTATTATGTTCTGACTAGCCATCCAAATGATAGCTTTAATTTCTCAAATAGAAGCTCAAGGAAGCATCAACGTATTCCAGCAAGTGAAATATTGCATCTATTCATTCCGCAGCGCACATTTCAGACCCGTGGAGAGCCTTTTATGGCTCCAGCGATTGCATCTCTCAAAATGTTGCATGGATACCGTGAAGCTGAATTGATTGCGGCTAGAGCGGCTGCTGCCAAGTTTGGCATTATCACAACGCCAGACGGTGATGAATTTGCTGGCGATAGTATGACTGAAGATGACGTGCCAGTGATTGATATGGCTCCAGCATCTGTCTATCAGCTACCTTCTGGACATGACTTTAAGATGATAGACCCAGCCCATCCAACATCAGCCTTTGCTGATTTCGAGGAAGCTGTTTTGCGGGGCATCGCATCAGGTCTGAATGTGAGTTACACAAGCCTATCTAATGATTTGAAGGGCGTTTCTTATTCTTCTATTCGCCAAGGAACGATTGAGGAGCGCGATCATTATAAAACGCTGCAATCCTTCATTATACAACATTTTTGCGAGCCTGTCTTTAGAACTTGGTTAAAAGCGGCTCTCTCGTTTGGAAATATACCCATTCCAATTACTAAACTGGATAAATTCTCTGACAATATCCATTTCAGAGGTCGTGGATTTGCTTGGGTTGATCCTCAAAGAGAAATAAACGCTCATGTTACTGCACTTTCAAACGGCATAGTTAGCATGAATGATATTGCAGCAAATTATGGGCGCGATGTTGAGGAATTATTCAGTCAAATTCAATCCGACAAACAAATGGCTGAAAGATATGGTCTTTCTCTAGCATTTGAACCATTTGGGATGAAATCACCAGCAGAACCAGAGGTGTCTGATGGCGACTTATAAGCCCACAGCAGCTATGAAGGTGGAAGCGGAGCGCGGTCTTGAGTGGCGGCGTGAGTTCGGGCGTGGCGGCACTGCTGTGGGCATTGCTAGAGCTAGAGACATTGTGAATGATAAAGAGCTTTCTGAAGATACGGTAAAACGTATGTATTCGTTTTTCAGCCGCCATGAGGTTGATAAGCAAGCTGAAGGTTTTAGCCAAGGTGAAGATGGTTATCCGTCAAATGGACGTATTGCATGGGCTTTATGGGGTGGTGATGCTGGTTATGCTTGGTCTAAACGTATTCGTGATCGGCTAGAAAAAGAAGATCGTGGTTTAAGGGCTATCACTGGTGCTGTTCGTAAGGGTTTGCAGAAGAAAGCTGATGACCATAATGAAGCGGTTGGCAATGTAGCCAGCAAGCGCACTAATCTAAGAACCTTATCAACTGTGTTTAATCGTGGCATTGGTGCATATAAGACCAATCCGCAAAGTGTTAGGCCAAGTGTTAGCGGCCCAGAGCAATGGGCATATGCAAGGGTCAATTCATTTTTATATGTTCTTCGCAATGGGAAGTTCCGCAGCGGGAAGCATGATACAGACCTTTTACCAGAAGGTCATCCAATGTCATCTAAGAGAGGTGAAGATATGACAGACGATCTATTTGAAGAAATGGATGAGCGTCACATAGTGGACATCCAAGAGACAGATGACACTTATGTGATTACTTACGCAAAAATCCATGAGGAAGAAGAGCAGCAAGAAGAGCGCTTTAGCCGTGAAGATATGTCCATGCGTGGGCATTACATGGACGAAGATAAATCCATTGATATGGATAGCAGAAGCGTCATGGTCGGTGTATCTTCTGAGGAGCCTGTTGAGCGAGATTTTGGCCTTGAGGTTATGGATCATTCAGCGGAAAATATGGATTTACGCTTTTTGAATAGTGGCAGAGCGCCATTGCTTTTGGATCACGATATGACCAAGCAAATTGGCGTTGTCGAAGGGGTTGAACTTGATGAGAATGCGCGGCGTCTACGTGCAAAAGTGCGCTTTGGAAAAGGTGCGCTTGCCTCTGAAGTGTTCAATGATGTTACTGATGGCATCAGATCAAACATCAGTGTAGGCTATCGCATTGATGGCCGAATTACAAGGAAGGACGATCCTGATAACTATTACAGGATCAAGACTACTCCTATGGAAGTTTCGATAGTTTCAGTGCCAGCAGATCGGTCAAATCTTGTTGGTGTTGGGCGATCAGTTCCAGCAGAACCTAAACCCTCAACATCAAAAGGAGATGTTACAATGACTGAAGAAGTCAAAACAGACATCAATCTTGATGCGGTAAAAGCTGAAGCAGTTCGTGCCGCACGTAAGAATGATGCTGAAATCTTGGCACTTGGAGCCAAGCACAACAAGCGTGATCTTGCAAACGAAGCAATTGCCAGAGGAACATCAGTTGATGAGTTCCGTGGTCAGCTTCTCAATGCAATCACAGACAAGCCTCTGGATATTGCTCCAGCAGCAGTTGATGTGCCAGTAAAGCAAAAGCGTGAATATTCATTGGGTCGCATGATCCAAGCGCAAGTCACTGGCGATTGGCGTAAAGCTGGTTTTGAGCGTGAGATGAATGACGAAATTACCATGCGTATAGGACGTGAAGCCGAAGGCGTTTATGTTCCTGATTTCGTATGGGGTCAGCGTGGTCCACTCTCAACAGCAGCAACAGGCGGCTCTGGCTCAGAAGTTGTCTTTGATGATTTTGTTCCTACAGTACATCGTGGAGACATGTTCATTGAAGCACTTCGCGCACGTCAGGTGCTTGGTGGATTGGGTGCAACCTACTTGTCAGGTCTGACAAACCGCATCAAAATGCCAAAGCTCGCAACAGGTGCAAATGCTGCATTTGTTGAGGAATTGGCAGATGTCACAGATGGTGCTGGCACAGATGGTGGCGTAACACTTCAGCCGCGCACGATGGGTGCGTTTGTTGAGGTTTCACGTTTGCTCGCAATGGAAAGCGTGCCATCAATTGAGCAAATAGTCAGAAATGACTTGCTTGCTTCAGCAGCAGATCGGATAGAGTTCTATGCAATCCAAGGCTCTGGATCATCAGGTCAACCAACAGGTATCTTG